CGAGGCCATCGCAAATGCAGTCAGGTTGTCCGGCTCATCGGCAACCTCATCCCAGGCGGCGCTGGTGCAGTTCGGCCAGGCCTTGGCCTCTGGCACCCTCCGCGGGGATGAACTCAATAGCGTGATGGAACAAACTCCGGCCCTCGCTGAAGCCATCGCCCGCGGCATGGGGAAGACCCTGGGTGAGTTGCGCAAGCTGGGCGAGGAAGGCCAGCTTGCAGCCGGCGATGTGCTCAAGGCGATCAGCAAGGAGTCGGCCCGCCTGGAGGCCGAAGCGGGGCGCATGGCCGGTACCATCGGCCAGTCCATGCAGCGCATCGGCAATGCCTGGACGAAGTTCGTAGGAGAGGAAACCTCGGGCGCCGCCGGTGTCGCCACCGCTGCGCTCAACACCCTGGCCGACAACGTGGACAAGGTGGCTGCCGCCGCGTTGGCGCTGGGGGCGGTCTGGTCTGCCGTGAAGATGGGCGGCTGGGTGGTGGCGATTGTGGACGTCATCGCTGCCAAGCGAGCCTCTGCTGCCGCCTCCCGCGCCCTGGCCATGGCTGAGCTGGAACAGGCAACAGCAACCCAGGCCGCCGCGCTGGCTCAGTCCCGCGTTGTGGGATTCGCTGCCGCCAACGCTGCAGCGACTGAAGCGCTGGCGGCAGCGAATGCCCGGCTGGCTGCCGCCCAGGCTGGTGTGGCGACAGCGGGCCGTCTGGCGGCTGCAGGTATCACCCTGGCCGGCGCGCCGCTGGCCGCGACACTTGCGGTCATCGCTGCGGGCGGACTGGCCTTGGGCGTGGTCTTCAAAGACTGGGAGACCGGCGCCGTCAGTGCCGTGGAGGGGGTGGCCAGCAGCCTGGACAAGCTGTCTCTGCGTATGGGGAAGGTCGCTGCTGATATCACTCTGCTGTCCGTTGCCCAGGTCAAGTCTGCCCTGGCGGACGGGGAACGGGAGCGTGCCGTTGCCGCGGCGAATCTGGAACGGATGCTGAAGGACTACGACAAGGCCTTCGGCGGCGACAAGCGCCTGAATCAGGACGAGGTGACGGCACGGGATAAGGCCAATTTCGAGATTCTCACTGCCCGGAACGCACTGGAGAAACTGGACGGTCAACTCAAGGGGCTGCGCGATGGTGTGGCCCAGGCCGGCACCCGGGATATCAACGCATTTTTTGACAAGTTCGCCACCAAGGCGGACGAGACGGCAAAGAAACTCAAAGAACTGGGGGAGGCAAAAACAAAGGCCTTGGCCGCCGCAGACAAGACCGTCGATCCGGCCGCAGCGCGGCAACGCGTCGAGGATCGGTATCGGGCCATGGAAGCGGAGTTGCGGGACGATGCAGGTATCGCCGCCGCCCGCGCAGAGGCCAGGGTTTCAGCTGCAAAAGCCAGTGCGCAGCGGATCGGCGAGCAGTACAGGCAGGAACTGGAGCAATATCGCCTGTCCAGCGCCGAGTTCATCGAGAAGATGCGGGCGCTAGAGATCAAGACGCTGACGGCTGAATACAGCGCGGAGGCAGGAAAGCGGCCGGCGGATGAAAAAGGCCGAATCGCCCGGACCGCACGCCTTGCGGAAATCTCCGCAGAGCTGGCCGAAGTGAGGCTGAAGTATGAGCGTATAGCCGAAGACTTCGCCGCAAAGCGTGAGACCCTGCAGGACAAAATGGACGCTGAGCTGGGCAAGCTTGCCAGGCCGGATCAGCGCGCCTTTGCTTCAATGCTGAAGGATTACGGTGAGGCATTGCGTCGGGCAACGGCCGACGGCGATACGGAAACCCTGGGGAAGCTCTTCGATATCCGCGCCATGCGCGAGCAGAGTGAGACCTTCGGCGACCTGGCCAAGTCTTTCGAGGCTGAGATCAAGCGCATGGACGCGGCTCTGACGGGAACTCAGGTCGGTGTCGCTCTGGGTAGCCTCAGTCAGGATGCGGCTGACTTCGCGGAGCGTGGCATCCGTGCCAATGCGCTCCTGGCCCTGCAGGACCTGCGCGAAAAGATGAAGGAGACGGCCGGCGAAGCCCCCGCCCTTCAGGCCGCCCTGGCCGACGTGGAAGCAAGGCTCCAGGGTATTGCAAGAGCTCAGGCTGAAGCGCCGCCCACCACGTTCTTCGAGGCGGCGAAATCGGCATCTGCCGATTACCTGAAAACCGTCGGTTCAGTAGCCAGCCAGCAGAGGCAGATGTTTACCCGCTCCTTCCAGGGCATGGAAGACTTTGCAGTCAAGTCGGCCATGCGCCAGAAGGCGAGTTTCACTGACCTTGCCAATTCGATCATCGCGGACATCATTCGCATGGAGTACCGGGCGAGGATGGCACCGGCAATACAGGGGCTGACCAGTTGGTTGCAAGGCGCCATCGGCGGGCTGTTCAACGGGGGAAACGTCGGCGCCGGAACGGATGTCCCGAACACGCCGGATACCTACAGCGTGCCGGTTGCTAGCCCCAATGTCTCGGTTTCGGCGCTGCCGTTTGCCAAGGGCGCCGTCTTCGCCTCGCCCTCCCTGCATGACTACGTGAATCAGGTGCGCAACACCCCCACCTATTTCGACATGGGCGGCGGGCCCAAGAAGTTCGCCAATGGCGGGGTGTTCGCCGAAGCGGGCTGGGAGGCCGTGATGCCCCTGACCAAAGACAGCTCCGGCCGCCTCGGCGTGCGCGCCCAGGGGGGCGGCACCGGCACGGCCTCGACGCCAAACGTCATCGTTAATCTCGTCGAATCATCAGACCGCGCCGGCCAGGTCCAGCAAAACAACAACGGAACAGGGGTAGACCTTACTCTCTACGTTGCCGGGATTTTTGCCCGCGATTTGCGCAACAACGGCCCCATGGCGCAGGCCATGGCCGGGGCATTCAATCTGCGCCGGGGGTACGCATGACCACCCCCGTATTCCCCAGCTACGCACAAATCCTGCTGGTCGGATTTGGCGAAAAACGCCAGTCCGCGCTGATCCGCACGGAAATGGAGGATGGACCGCCAAAGCAGGCGCGCATCCGCTCTCGGGTGCTGGTGACGCGCCCCTGTTCAATCCGGCTTCGCAGCTCGGCGGATTACCAGTCGTTCGTGGCCTGGTACTCCACTACGCTCCGCGAGGGGACGCAGTGGTTCGACTGGACCGACCCGGTTACTGGATCAACCGTTTCCGCCCGGTTTTCTGGTGGCGGGCTGGATGCGGCGCCTGATGCGTCTGTTTCCGGGGTATGGGTGATTCGTGGTTTGAATATCGAGACCTGGGGCTGATCGTGCCGATTCCCTATTCTGCGGCCTACAAATCCACCCTCGCCGCCACCAGCGCCCCGGAGGCGCCGCTGATGCTGCTGGAGATCGATCACCCAGCCCTGTCGCAGCCGGTTCGGGTGGTCAATGACAATCTGGACATTGTCAGCAATGGCCATACTTTTTTGGCCTGTGGGTTTCGCCTGGTGCTGCCGAGCGATTTTGAAAACCAACTGCCGAAAGCGGAGCTTGCCGTCGATAACGTTGGCCGTGAGCTGATGCAGTGGGTCGAAACCAGCTCCGGTGGGCAGGGCGCTACGGCTCGGATGATGCAGATCATGCGCAGCCGGCCTGATCTGATTGAGCTGGATGTCACGTTCGAAATGACGAATGTCAAAGCCAACGCGCATGAAGTCAGTGCGGAACTTGGCTATGAGAACCTGTTTTCAAAACCGGTGGTCAATCTCCGTTACGACCCGTTCACGACGCCGGGGGTGTTCTGATGTCGCACTGGTCTGAACCCTACATCGGCCGGGCCTATGTGCGCGGCGAGTCCGATTGCGCGCATCTGGTCTGCGACGTCAGCAAAACCCAGTTCGGCGTTCACGTTCCGGATGCGGATGAGGTTGCCCGCCGCGCCTCCCGCCTGGGCCGGACGGCTCAGCTGGTTGACGGACTGCGGGAATATTGCACCCAGGTCAACGCGCCCGCGGAGGGCGATGTAGTGCAGATCGTTTGCCTGGGCCGCCCTGGCCATGTCGGCATCTATTGCGTGGTCAGCGGGGAGGACTGCGTCCTGCATGCCATCGAAAAATCCGGCGTTGTGCTGACCCGGATCCGGGATTTTCCCCGGTTGTTCATGCGGCTGGAGGGGTATTACCGATGGAAATGAGGCCGCCCGTGCCAATGACCGAGATTTCCCGCCGGCTGGATGTGGTCTTCCACCCCACGGCGGTCGGCGCCGCCGGCCGTGCCGTACTGGCGTGCCCGTGGGTTCCTGGGCGGACGGTCCGTGAGCATGTCGCGGCGGCGGGGGTTGATCCCCATCTGGAAATTGTCATTCGTGTTGATGGGGTGTTGCTGACTGCGGCTGAGTGGGACAGCGTGATTCCAGATCCCGGTCAGCTGATCAATGTGGACGCCGCGGCCGGCCAATTTGGCGGCGACGGTGGGTCGAATCCGATTCAGGCCGTGCTGTCCATCGCGCTGATGATTGCGGCGCCGGCCATCGGCGGGGCGCTGGCCGGTGCATTCGGCGTGAGCGGCACCGCTTTCACCCTGTTCGGCCAGGCGATCACCTGGTCCGGCATGCTGGGCGCCGCCGCCATGCTGGGCGGGAATATGCTGATCGGCGCGATATTCAAGCCCGCCGCGCCGGCATTGACCAACGCTAGCGCCAGCGCCGCACAGGCCAGCCCGACGTACAGTCTTTCAGGTGGCAGCAACAGCCTGCGGCTCTATGAGCCGCTGCCGCTGGTGCTGGGCAGCACGCGGGTGTTCCCGGATTATCTGTCGAAACCGTTTACCGAGTACCACGGCGAGGACCAATACCTCTATCAGATTTTCTGTTTCGGTGTGGGCGACTATGTGCTGTCCGATTTCAGGATCGGGGAAACCCCGATCACGGATTACTCGGATGTGACGATCACCCGAGCGGTCAACG